AGTGAGAGTGAGAGTGAGAGTGAGGATAATGATGACGACGATGATGATAGCGAGAGTGAGGAAGACAGCGAAAATGAAGATGATGAAGAAAATATGAAGAACACAAGTATAATTGAAGATGAAATCAATAACTTAAAACAAAATCAAGAACACGAATTAACCATTGAAGAAATTGGTAGTGCTTCCAATATTCAAGAAGAGAATGAAGAAAATGAAAAACATATTGTTTATACTGAAGAAAACGATTTTAGAAAACTGAATGTTGCCAAACTACGAAAAATAGTGGAAGAGAAAAATCTTCACGATGACCCAAAAAAACTTAAAAAACAAGAATTAATAACATTATTAGAAAATTAAACTTTTCTTAATCTATATATATTATGTCTTGGGGTTCTTGTCATGGTGCATCTAATAATATACGATTTGATTATCCTGCTTTAATGTCGGATGGTAGAAATTATACCGATTATAATACAGCTTGCAAAGTAAATGATAGATTAATTGAAAAATACAATATTAAAACAAACTATGATTATCGTCAGTTTCTTATTCACAATAGTGAAAGTATAAAAAAAAGTAATACAAATCAAGTATATCAAAACTGTGGAGTGTATAAATATGGTTATCCATATGATGGTAGAGAGAATCAAAATCGCCATATTTACTCTTCAAAACACGACCTTACACAACCATTTGGTTATGAAGATAGTGATTTAAAAAATTTATATATTACAAAAGAAACACTTCAATCAAGAATGGTTGCACCTCTATTATCACAACAAGGATATTTAGATTATTATCGTGCAAAATAAATTAAAACTAATATATTTATACATATAAATGAAAATATTAAGTTTTGATGTTGGAATTAAAAATTTAGCATATTGTCTTATTGAAGTTCAAAAAGATAACATGATACATATAATTCAATGGGATATCATCGATCTCTCTCAAGAATTAGATAAATCTATTGTATGCAACTATTATCCATCTTGTAAAACTAAACCGTGTTTTAGTTATAATACCATATATTTATGTAAAAAACACGCAAGAGAGAAAAAACTGTCTCACTCTAAAGATATGTTTCCAATCCAAACTATATCTTCTAAACCAGTGCTTACTCTCAGAGAGAAATGTAAAGAATTAAATTTAATTACTGATGACGAACATAAAACATTAAAAAAAATAGATTATGCAAATAAATTAAAGAAATATATAGCAGAAGAAACATTGACACCATATACTTGTAAAAAATCAAATGAAATATCACTCGTCCATATTGGAAAACAAATCAAGTCTTTTTTTGATTCCTTATTTGAAAATGAAAAAATAGATATTGTTCTCATTGAAAATCAAATTAGTCCTATTGCAAATCGTATGAAATGTATCCAAGGGATGATGGCCCAATATTTCATAATGAAAGATATTTCAAACATTGAATTTGTTTCTTCTTCTAATAAGTTAAAATATTTTGTCCGAGAAAAAATGTCTTATAAAGAGAGAAAAAAACGTTCTATTGATGTTGTGTTCTCTTTATTGGATAAACAAGAACTCATTGTTAAAACAGAATATAATTGGAAAAATCATTTTACAAAGAATAAAAAGAAAGATGACTTAGCGGATTCGTTTTTACAAATCATACCTTATTTAGTTGAAAAACATAATTTAAATTTGAATTTAATTATAAAATAAATATTATAAAGTGCGTAATACTTAAAAGTAAATATTCTTATTTTATCATAATGGAAGAGATTACACTTGATATTAATGACCTCGAACCAACTGAATTAAATTTAAATGATAATTTAGGGATGGAGATGTTAATGAATGATAAAAGACAACAATCAAGAAATACTACTCCTGTATCTAATGAAATAAGTATTCACGACTTAAATAAATTAGAAAGTGAGTTGAATGATAGTATAAAAGAAGATGAACCACAAGAAAAAAATAAAAATGTAAAATTTTCAATCTTTGAAAATGAAGATAAAAATGAAACTAGTAATAAAGAAAAGAGTTTTTATGTTCCACCATTAACAAGTGAAAAAGAAAATAAAGTAGATTTTAATGTAAATACAGATGATGAAAAACCTAAATTGAATGTCAATAAAGAACACGAAGATAAAACATGGGATGGATTTAAAAAGTTTAATGAAATTCCAATTGAACCAGAAAAAGAAGTTCCAAAAGAAAAACCTCTTTCAAGACAAGAATTATTACGAAAGAAATTTGAGTATTTAAGAAAATTAGAAATGATAGAAAAGAAAGGTGTTGCTCTAAGTAAAAAATATACAATGGAGTCTTCTTTAGATGAAATGCAAGGAGAGTATGAAATGATTGTTTCAGAGAAAGAAAAGTCAAATAGTATTAAATTTCAAGGAAAGATATTAATGAGTTTAGTTTCAACTCTTGAATATTTAAATAATAAGTTTGATCCCTTTGATTTAAAGTTAGATGGGTGGGGTGAATCGATTAGTGAGAATATTGAAGATTATGATGAGATATTTTCAGAATTGCACGAAAAATATAAGTCCAAGGCGAAACTTGCACCCGAGTTAAAATTATTATTCCAGATTGGAATAGGTGCTTCAATGCTTCATATGACAAATTCTATGTTTAAATCTGCTATGCCAAGTATGGAAGATATATTACGACAAAATCCAGAAGTCATGCAACAGTTTAGTAATACTGCAGCATCCGCAATGGCTCAAAATAAACCTGGTTTTGGTAATTTTATGAATAATATAATGAGTGATGAGAGAGAACCTAGACAAGAGAGATTTAGAGGCGAACATTATAGAGAAGAAGAAGAGAAAACTTATCGAAGAACTACCAATCCAAGTAGGAAAGATATTGGTATGGCAAGAGGAATACCTGAATTTAAAGATAGTGTAAATATACAAGATACTTATGCTCCCATTGAAAAAGAAGAACCACGACCAGAAATGAAAGGTCCAAGTGATATTGACGAATTCTTATCTAAAATTAAAAAGAGAGAACCTAGAAACACAAATCAAGACTCTAACAACGAAGAGAGACAAAAACAACAAAAAGAAGAAGAAATTAATATTCCAAACTTAACAACAGGTAGCACAATTAGTTTAGATGAGCTACGCTCTATTTCTAAAGATGCGGATAATGTTCCACGAAAATCAAGAAGAAAACCAAGGAGCGAACGAAATACAGTTAGTTTAGATATTTAACGAATAATGAATATCATATATTATAAATATATAATATATGATTGGATTTTTATTATACGAAACGATAGAAATTGCATATTACATGACTAAGGGAACTCTTTCTACTCTATACAATATCTCTTGTTGGTTATTTGAGAAGAATGCTTCAAAACAAAGACAACTAGAAACAGTTCCAGAAATAGAAGATGAAGAATTATTAGATATCAATGAAGAGATTAAACAATTAGAATATCATCTAGATATAAATGACGATTCAAAAAGTGAAGATTTACAGAATATTATAATAGGTCTTCAAAAAAGAATAGAACGATTAGAAAATGAGTTGAAGAGAGAAGACTAAGTCATTTCTTCTCTCTCTCTTCTCTCTTCTTTCTCTCTCTCTTTTCTTGTTTTAATCTTTTTTCTCTTTCGTTTAAATTCTTTCCTATGGTGTTTGCAATCTAACTTTAATGATTTTTTAAAACTACTGAAACGCTCTTGTAGTGTAGCATTTTCGTGTAATAAAAACATATCAACATGAACACGAATCACTATGTGTTGTGATAATTTATCTTGTATATGTTGTTTGACTTGAGAACTTATATTTGGTCGTTTTATCATTTGTTCTAATCGTTTAATAAACCACGGTTTTCTTGATGAAGTTCTATATTTATAATCCCAATGATAAGACCGAATATAATATCTATTATTTTTTCTATCTCTCTGTTTCAATATACTATTTCTAAATAATTTATCAAGATTCTTCTTTATGTTTTGATTTAACTTTTGTTCTCTCTTTCTTTTATCTTCTATATCTTCATCATTTAATTCTAATAAAAAGTATTCTCTATTCGTATTATTATTGTATATCATATTTGTATTAAAATAATATGTATCATAATTTACATCATCATCTACTGATATATAAATAATATATAACATGTATATTATAACATTATAAATTAGTTATAAAATTATTAAGGGTTTTTCTTTGTTGTTGTTTTTCTTTTTGTTTTCGTGCCTTTTCTAAGACAATAATTGCCTTTTTCACTTCTTCCTCACTTATTTTACCATCATCATTTGTATCTATTGCATCATACAATTGTCTCATATGTTTAGGTAGAATACATAAAGAACTCGTTTCATTAAAGAGATATTCTGTTAAAGTAATAAAAGAAGCTGTTAAAACAACCGAAGTAATTATATCACGTGTTCCAATCCATGCAATTGTAAATATAAGAAATTGTCGTGCATACTTTCCTTTCAAGAACTGTTGTTGTGTTTCAGTTAATTGAATATTTATATACTTGGAAGCAATATTCAATATCAACATCATAATCCCTGCCATGTATTTGTTATTATTCAACATAAACAAATAGTGATTTATAGTGTCAAACATATATATATTAATAATAGATTAATTATAATTAGAAAAGTTTTCTATATTTGTATTTTCATCTCCTACTGGTTCTCCATCTTCAACTATATCGTCTGTTTCATTTAATAACTCATTTAATTCACCATCTTCATCATTTTCAGTTTTCTGATTTCGGTTTAATTCGTCTTCTACATCTAGTAAATCATTTCCTTGAACTTCCTCGTTTTCCACATTCTCATCTACCATTTCATCTAAACTTGTCTCTCCTTCTTCTTCATTCTCATCCCTCTCATCTGTCATTCCTTCAATGACTCCTGTATGTTCTAAAATAAGTATTACAATTAAGGTAACTAGAATACCATTATACAATCCAAACATTTTATATGAATACACTACGACGATAAGTAATAACAATTTACCTAATGGGTGTCTTGCTATGGTAATGAAGAATTCAGGCACTTGATACATAAATGTAATCAATAAAAAGAATAGTAGTATTTCGTTTTGATGTCTTACTTTCATTATATAATTTTAGAAGAAAAAAGATTTTATTAATAGTTATAATTCAATAAAAAAATATCTTATTTTTTTATAGTATGAACTTTAATCTTGCACCTGCTGAATATCAAGAAGTACAGATTGATGATAAAAAAAAGAGAAGTAAAAATAAAACAATTAAACAAAGACGAAATACAAACACGAAGGTAAATCGTCTAATTAGAAATATTACAGCAAATCAAGAAGATAGTGATGATGAAGATGAGAGAATGGGTGATTTTATTCCTAAACCGGATATGACTAGTTTAGGAAACAAAGAAGAACATGATAAACAATTTCAAAACTCATTGAAAGAAAAACAAAAAGAATTTGAAGATAGAAATATAGAAACGGATGAAGAGGAAGACGACCAATCTGTATCCAAAGAAACATTTAAAAATATACCTAAAAAATCACCAATTGAAGAATATTATAATAACAATGCATATCATCAATACTTACAGAACGAAAATACACCCATTCTCTCTAAACATACAAATGAAATGTTAAGTGATAAACTAAACTATATGATTCATTTATTAGAAGAACAAAAAGATGAGAAGGCAGGAACTTTACACGAAGAACTTATTCTATATGGATTTTTAGGGATATTTATTATTTTCCTTGTTGATTCTTTTGCTAGAGTTGGTAAATATTATACACGTTAAACTAATATGAAACAGTTCTTTGGATCTAAAGTATAAGATGCATAGTTATATATATAATATGATATAGGAGTTCTCTCTTCATATTTATATTCCATATGTTGTATTATCTTATCATTATCTGCAATGTTATCAACAACTAAATAAGTTAAGTTATCAACTGGTATATTCTTAATACCATTTATAAATCCACCATAAAAATCATTATTACTACAACTTTTGTTCTTATAACTTAACGATAACTCAATAATATTTTCATTTTTATGTTTCATATAATTATTTGTAAAAACATAAAACGCTTGTAAAGACTTATCTTGATGAACCAATACATAACAATGTAAATTATTACTTTCTATTAATCGAAGAATATGAGTATATGAATTGTAAGCAAGAAATGAAAATTCATTCTTAAGTTCTTTTATTTTTTCAAATAAATAATATAAATTACTTTTATTTATAGTTAATAAGTTCATTTTGTTGTTTTTATGAAGAAGATATTTAATATTATAAATAAAAGAATGGGAGGAAAGAATGGGAACAAAAGGTGAATACTCTCCTTCTCTCTTAAATAGATAGAGACAAGGATGATTATTTTTTATCATGATATCACAAACATGTGTATATATCATTTTGGGTGTTATATTTTGTTTTCTAAATTTCTTGTGAGTGCATAAAAAATCAGTATAATAACTAAAAGGAATAACTTTTTGATTATGATATAGAGTAATAGGTCTAGAAGAGATTCCAGAAATAATAGTATGAATCATTGAAAGTCTATTTTTTTCTTTGTTTGCAACTGTTCTCTCTTGTTTAAAGAGAGAAGTATATCCGGAATGGTCCATATAGGCATAAATATTCTCTCTTGGAGCATTATAAGATAATTCATTATCAATAATATAATGTTTTTTAATTAAATCTATGTATTGTTCTAATTCTGTTTTAGGAATATTTTCAATTGTATAAGTAGATACTAAATCACTATAATACTTTGTTTTTTCTAGTATATCATGTTGTATAATACCTCTTGGATATAACCAAAACATAATATCATGATAGTGAAATACAGGTTGATTATTCCAAAAACCTTTCTTGAATCTGTATTTTAAAATCAAAAATATTAAACACAGTATGAAAAATATATAATATATTTTATCCATATACATATTATATATTTATTGAGAGTAGATTAAACTATTTATTCTGGTTTATACATAATATACAAATACTGATTATTATATTCAACTGTATGCATATCAATTTTTCCGTGTAAAATAAATCCGGCATTTTTAGCTATTTCAAGAATATCATGTTGTTTTTCCATATAAAAGATATGTTCGTTTTCACGAACATTATGAGTTTTATTATCTTCAAATTTTTCTTTAAATATACCTTGATTTCCATTTAATTTAAAATCACTCTTATACTGAAAATTATTAAAACGAATATTGGATTTTGTAATTCTCTCTTTAGCATACTTTTGAATATCTACTAAAAATAATGGGTCTGCTGGATTCAATACAGGATTAAATCTATGTTTATTTACTAAATGAACTACTAAATACCCTCCAGGCATTAACCAATTATAACAATTTTGGAAAAATACTTTCTTATCTTTGATATAATAAATAGTAAAGTATAATGTCAAGATATGAGTAAAATGATTGGGTGGAAACAAGTTTGCAGTTGTTGCATCTGCATTTGCAAAATTTATATTTGGATATTTCTCTTTGGATTTTACAATCATCTCTTTAGAACGGTCAATACCTGTTAAGTTATTAAATCCAAAACGATTTAACGAGGCAAGATGATGACCTGTTCCGGAACCTATATCTAATATATTAGATGTTTCTTTTTTCATATTTGTTAATTGGACCATTTCACCTATTTCATATTTTACTCTTGTTTCATCGTGAAATAATTTATCATAGATCTTTGTATAAAAATTATCATATAGATTATCATTTGTTTTTAATATATATTTCTTTTGTTGAGTAAAACCTTCTACTTTAGGTTTATAATTGTTATAAATAGAGACGACGATGTATATTATCATAAAGACTAGAAGTAATTGAATCCATACCGATGATTTTTTTATTTTTTTAAATGATATATTCATATATAAATTATAATATATAATTAAATATGCTATATCACTAAAATGTAAATATAAAGTATTATATATGGATTTAATTCAAGATAAAAGAACAACAAAAGAGTTTAAAAATATTACCTTTTCAAAGTTTAAATTAAGTATTATAAAAAATAAATTAACTAAAAGTATTGTAAATGCGGATGTAGATTCATCCCTTCATCTTTCAGGGGAGTTAATATGTTCCGGACATTATATTGAATTATGGGAAATTATTATTCTTGCTACAACTTGTTATATACATATTGGAAATCCTAAATTACCTTTTTATATTGATTCAAGATTTCAAGTTTTTAGAAATATTATCAATAAATCTTATGTTGAAAATGCAGACTCCATTTTAGAATCCAGAAATAATAAAGAGATTCGAAAACTATTTTGTGAGATTATAACAATATTATGTTTATCTCCTAAAAAACATAAATATAATACAGTGAAAGTAGAGAAAGAACATTTTGATTTAACTATTTTGAAGAACAGACTAAAATCAACACATCATAAATTTGCGGACTCGATTCTTAAAGAGGAAGACCCTCAAGAATTATATATACCAATCAACGAACTTATTTATTCTTTACAAGAAAACACAATGAATACTACGGATGCTTGTTATTGGATTGAATGGATATTTGAATTTGAAAGATTGTCAAATAAACGAAAAAATAAACTTATTTGTAATAAAAGGAACTATATGGATGTGAATGATAAATATAAAAAAGATGTTGTATGGGTTATATGGGATGTATTATTAAATGAATCTACAAAAAAGAAAAATCTACACGAAAAGATTATCCAAAGTTTATTAAATCTATATTGTCTTCAATTTAAACCATCCGTAAAAAGGAAACGAAGATATATTCTTTATTTTGCAATTAGTCTATTCACTGAACCGATTCGTTTTACAACACCTATACACAACTCTCGTGATACTAAATTAATAGAAGAGTTAATCAACAATATTAATAGTGTTTATAAACAAATTAAAAAGAATGAAGTCAAACCAGATGATTATTATATACTTGAAAGTGTAAAAAATCATAAAAAGGAAATATTAAATACTAAAATAAATATAATGAATTCTATAAACTATATACCTACATTATAGTGATAACATCAAACATATAGTTATTATTGTAATAATTGACACTGAATTTTCTCTCTCGTTAAAAACATTAAAATATAATATTTACTATGAGTATTATGATGCATTTAGGAACATCACCCTTTGATTCTTCTTATGCATCTTTTACACCTTGTAATAAATATGAAGAAAAACGAAACTCTCAATCAAAATATATGTCATCCATTTATGAATACGCCAGAAATCACCATCTTCGAATATTAGATAATCCATATAATTATGGTGGTGTAGTTTACTATTTTTATTATGATGATAAAAATAAACAAATGTATAAGGTTGGAGTATGGAATAGTGATAACACGGAACCTGAGTTTATACCAATAAACGATAAAATTATTAAAGAATATAATCAATTATGATAACTAGAATATTTTTATATACATCTTGTTTGCTATTTTTCTTCTCTCTGAAAAATCAACAATTGGTTTTGGGTAGTTCAAATTAGGATACGATGTATATTTCTTATTCCATTGATGAATATCTTTTGGGTCTATATCTTTTAATTCAGGAATCCATTTTTTAATATATGTAGCATCTTTATCAAATCGTTCTCCTTGTGAAAACGGATTAAAAATACGAAAATATGGTTGTGAATCAGCACCACTACCAGACATCCATTGCCAGTTTCCATTGTTCGCCGCCGGATCATAATCTAACAAAGTTTGTGCGAAATATTTTTCTCCCTTTTTCCAGTCAATTAATAATGTTTTAATAAGAAGACTGGATACGATTAATCTTCCACGATTTGGCATATATCCAGTGGTATTCATATGACGCATACAAGCATCTACAATAGGATATCCAGTATTTCCTTCCTTCCAAGCTTTAAAAAAACTCTCATTGTTCTCCCATTCTATCTTGTCATAATTTTCACGAAAAGATTTGTTTTTCATTAATTGTGGATTATCATCTAATATATGAAAATAAAAATCACGCCACAATAATTGTCTAACTATACCACTCCTTAAACCAAACTTGTTTTTCCATATATGATATACTTCACGTATTGAAACTACACCAAATTTTATATATCCAGATAATTTAGAAGTTTCATAACTGAAATAGTCCCTCTTGTTTTCATAATTATTAAGTTTTTCACTTTTATTTAATATATATAATGCTTGTTTTCGTCCTCCTCTTACTTCTAGATTCTTATTCTCTCTAGTAAATTTTTGTTTAGCAAGTGGTAATGTAATTCGGTTTTTCATACCTCTTCGTGTTATCTTATCAAAAGATACATTTGTCAATTTTTTGGGTGTATCTACTTTTCTCTCTAATACATTATTATAAAAGGGTGTAAATTTACTATATACGGTATTTGTTGTAGTTCGTACAGATTGAGGCGGATATAAACACTCATCATGATAACTATGAAAATCAATACCCTCTTTTCTACAATAATCTTGGATTCTCTTATCTCTCTTCTTCGAATACAATGAATAATCACAATTCACAAATACAGCCTCTATCTCTTCATACCGTTTTATTAATTCTTCAATTGTATCCAAATAATCATTATTAAAAAAATAAATTGTTCCGTTTCTTTCTTTAATTTCATTCTCTAAACTTTCTAAACACTCAATCATAAATAGAACAGCATTATCTGATTTATATTTGTTGTTTTCAACTTGTTCTGGTGTAAATATGAAAATCGGCATTATTTCTTCACACATCTTATTTGCTTCATATAAAGCTGTATTATCATCAATTCTAAAATCTCGTCTAAATATGAAAAGCCCTTTTTTATATTTCATTTCTATATTATTATATTTAAAAATAAGATTTAAAATATAATAATTAAACTATCATTTTCATAGAAATTTTTGGATGGTATATATAGTCTTCGAGAGAAACATCTGAAACATCAAATTCTTCAAATATACGAGGGATATGTGATATTTTCCATTTTGGAAATGGAAATGGTTCTCTCTCTATTTGTTCTTTGAGTGGTCCTATATGTTCCTCATATATATGAGCATCTCCTATGACATGAATAAACTCACCAGGATTTAATCCACAATACCTTGCTATCATTATTGTCAGCATCGAATATGAAGCAATATTGAACGGAACACCTAAACCTATATCTCCACTTCTTTGATATAATTGACAAGATAATTCTTTAGTTTCCGGATTCACCCAAAATTGACACAATACATGACAAGGTGGTAATGCCATATCTTTTAATTGAAGAGGATTCCATGCTGTTAATATAAGACGTCGTGAATGTCGTTTTTTTTCGTCTATTAATTGTGAAATAATCCATCTCATCTGGTCTCTTGGTCCAATGTCTTTATCTAATTCATCATATACAATGTTTTCTACTTTTTTATTTGGATAATCACCATTAAAATTTCTCCATTGATAACCATAGATTGGACCTAATTCTCCATCTGGATAATCTAAACCGATTGAGTTTAAATATTCTTTACTTGCATTTCCATCCCATATATGGACTTTATTTTTATTTAACTCGTTATTATTTGTCTCTCCACAAATAAACCACATTAACTCACGCATACAAGTTTTCCAACCCATTTGTTTAGTAGTTAGTAATGGAAGTGTATTCCCTCTTAATGAAAATCGCATCGTGTATCCAAAAATAGAATACACTTTTCCATTTCTAGAAGGAACACATACTCCATTTTTTAATACATTTTTAACAAGATTCAAATACTGATATTCTTGATGCATTCTTGATGACTATTATCTTATTATTCTTTTATATGCTTTTTATAGATATATTTACACGGCAATAAAATTGGAAAAAATAAACCATGAATACCACCTAAAATAGAACCATAAAATACATAAGGCATACATATCGGTATTCCATATAATCCATATAAAAAATAAGACTGATTAACATCTTTTATATCTAGATTATCTACTGTTTCCTTTGTATCTCGTATTCCATACATTGTAAATTTTGAAGCATTATAACCTATACCAACAAAAGTAGATGTTAAAAAGAATTGTCTAATTAAGTTTTTCATCATATATATAATTAAAGATACATCTTTAAATACTTGAAGATTTAAAATGGGACAAATAAATATTCATTTTTTTTATTATATGAATTACACATAAAAGCGAAGATTATAAAATATCTGCTGTTAAAAATTTATCAACTGGTTTAGACGAACCAGTAAAACCAAAATTTACACGCCCTGTAAAGGGAAAACCTTTTTGATTTTAGTGAAATTTGTCCCATTTTAAATCTTCAAGGGTGTAAATGCTTAACGAGCGTACATTAAACCACAAATACCATTTTGAAATACTAGAATATTATATCTCTCTTCTAAAACAAGGAGGTCATAAGCATATTCATTTAATATCCACGTATTTTTTCTTGTTCCAATGATATTTCCATCTGCATCACATATTTGATTAATGAATTGAGAACTATCACTACATTTGGGTGGTATAATAGTATTAAATTGAAACTCTATCTTTTCGAATAAATCCATATTGATTGCTCCTGAAGGTTGATAATTAGCAGTATTTGTATCTAGAGAGAATGAATAAAGAAATAATCCAGGTTTCAATGAACCATTTGCTTTTCTATATGTTTCAATATACTGATATACACCAGAATCCAGTGAATTTTCACGAAACTTACCATCAAGAAGAATAGCCATATCTACTAAAATATTCGGTATATTTAATGTTTCACTATCTCCAATAAAATTACCAGTAATAAAATTCTGTGGGTCTGGTAAAAATGGTTTAAAACTAATCGGTTCGTTATCATATGGAAAATTTGTATAATTAGACCATTCATTTCTTAAAAAGGCATCACTTCTTCTAAAACGAAACATATAATTGGAAACAAGACCTTTTGAATCCAACTCTATTTGTCTTGAACCAAATACATTTAAAAATTCCCAACTATAAGGTGTCTTTATTAAATATTCTTGAGAATTTTTGGCAAATATCTCTCTCTCTTGTTTATCCAAAAATATATATGTTGATATCATATGAATATCTGGATTCCATCTTGAATTTGTATTTTCAATAACATTACCATCTGTATCTTCTGGTGGATTGATAAAATTAAATAATTGCTGGTATGTTTCATTCACATTTGGAGAAACGTGTGGAAATCCAAATGTTTCATCCTTTATATCTCGAATAATGTAAATGTCTTTTACTGGTTTTAAATAAATATCAAAAGTTAATTCATTATATTGATGAGATATTAATGGAAATGCTGAACCAATATCACTTGAAAACCAAGTTTCAAGAGGGATATGCAATGTACGACCTTTTATAGATGGAATAATTGTGTTTCCTTCATTCGGTTCTAATGTGTTTATATTTGGATCCTGCTCGTTTCTTCGTCTTAATATAGCATTTGGATACAAATTAACACGCTGACCGCTATTTGCTGGGTCAAATAATTCAGGAACATTTCCAGTCATCTGATTCCATACATCAATTTTTCTCCCTGTTAAATCACGCTGTGCGACTGCGGAAAAATATTCTCCTGTATATGTCGCTAATAACTGACTACCTGCTTTTACATCCATACGATTAATAAAATGAGTTCCTATCTCTTTTATCCATTTAAACTCATATGGAACCCATTCATTCTCAGGACTGTTCTCTGAAACTCTACGTATAGTACTATATATATCCGGTAATCTTAATACCAAATAACATTCATATAATAAATCACCATAACGCGGAATCGTAAATGTAAATTTTGTTTCCTCACTCATACGAAGCATTGTAGAACCATCAAAATTTAAACGAAAACGTTGCATTCCAAAGTTAGTAAATTGTTTATATTTCTTTTTAAAAAAGGTTTTCTGTGGGTTTCCATAAAATAATAAACTTTCTTGACCGAATGATATTAAATTTAATAATCCACCAGCCATAATTATATATATATAATTTAATTTTAAATTTTAAATTAAATTTATTCATTTATAATATATGGAAAATTATGACATTCCTGGTATTTCAAAAGATACAATAGATAATGTAATAGGAAATATAACACAACTGACAAATGAAAAATTCGCATTTTATTACTTAATTGCTTTACTCGTATTAATTGCATCTTTTATCGGTTACTATATATCTGGTGAATTCCTTAAAAATAGACGAAACAACTCTTCGATGACTTCAAACTTAGACAATGTTGAAAATGTCATTTCAAACATGAATACTAATGATGCAAAAAATAAACATAAATTAAGAGATTATTATATTATGACAAGTCATAATTCTTGTTGTAATGGAGATTTCAGTAATACATTTGTTTCTATCGAAGCGTTGAAAAATGTTATTAAACGAGGAGCAAGAGTTCTTGACTTTGAGGTCTATTCTGTAGATGGAAAAACAGTTGTTTCATGTTCTTATGAGAAGTCGTTTCATAGAAAAACATCTTATAATAGTCTTTCATTCCCATTAGTCATAGAAACAATCCAACGGAATGCCTTTGCATCTTCTACATGCCCTAATTTTAATGACCCATTAATTTTACATTTTAGAGTAAAAAGCCAGAGAGAAAGAGTGTTTAATGATATGACAAAATCAATCGTTCAAATACTTGGAAAACGACGATTAGGATTAAAGTATTCCAATGAATTTAATGGTGAAAATTTAACAAATCAACCTATTCAAGATTTTTTAGGAAAAGTTATCATCGCATACGATGCATCCAACCCTCTCTATAAAGAAACCAAATTTGGAGAGATTGTGAATATAACATCTTCTTCTCTCTTTTTACGAAAGTCAAGAGACCACGATATACGATTTGCACCCAATCATAGCGACTTGATTAATTTTAATAAAAAAAATATGCATATTACAATGAACGACCTTAAAAAGAACAGTTCTAATATGGATCCAAGCATTCATATCAAATATGGTTGTCAAATGGTTGGAATGAATTTTCAAAAGGTTGATTCTCATTTAATTTATTATCTTGAATTCTTTAATAAAAACAATTCAGCATTTGTATTAAAACCGAAACCATTGCGTTATATTCCAATTGTTGTAGATAATCCAGAACCACAAGATAGTAAATTATCTTATGCACCGAAAGAAATTAAGAAATCTTACTTTAATGCTAAAGTATAATGGATTTTCCATATCTAGAGTGAAGATTGAATTCATTCTCTCTTGATTGTTTTTCCAAAAGTAGATTAGATTTTCATATGTAGAGAGAAAACATTGGCATCTTCTCTCTTGATTGTTTTCCAAAAGTAGATTAGATTTTTATATGTAGAGAGAACATTGGCATCTTCTCTCTTGATTGTTTTCCAAAAGTAGATTATATTTTCATATGTAGAGAGAACATTGGTTTCTTTCTCTCTTGATTATTTATCCAAAAGTTTAATTATTTCCATATCAAGAGAGAAAATATTGGGTTCTTTCTCTCTTGATTGTTTATCCAAAAGTAGATTANATTTTCATATGTAGAGAGAACATTGAATTCTTTCTCTCTTGATTGTTTATCCAAAAGTAGATTAGATTTTCATATGTAGAGAGAACATTGGTTTCTTTCTCTCTTGATTGTTTTTCCAAAAGTATAATATATTTATATATATATATATATAATGTTTGATTGTGAACCAAATATGACCTATGAAGAGTGTGAAGCAAATATTATAAAACATAATGCAGATAAGATTGAAAAACGAATGAACTCTTCTTTAATCAAAAATCAAAATATTAAAGAAATTACACAAGTTGTTGAAGATTTTCTCAGAGATAGACAACGTGTATGTTATGGTGGAACCGCTATTAATAATACCTTACCTAAAAATATGCAATTCTACGATTATAATTTTGAAGTTCCAGATTATGATTTTTATTCCCCTGAACCAATTCAGGATTCTGTAGATTTAGCAAATATATTTTATAAAAAAGGATATACATCTGTAGAAGTTAGATCAAGTAGCGTCCATAAAGGTGTTTTTAAAGTATTTGTCAATTCTATTGGTGTTGCAGATATAAAATATATGGATAAAAAACTCTATCATTCACTCCATAAAAATGCAGTTGTTATTGATGATATTTATTATGCTCCTATTGAATTTATAAGAAGAAATATGTATTTAGAATTATCTAGACCAAAAGGAGATGTTTCACGATGGGAAAAAGTAGTAAAACGATTAAATTTGTTTAATTCTTATTACAAGCGTATTGCACCTAAATGTAATCTTGATGAATTATTAAAAGTAGAAAATAGTAAAGAAAAGAAAGATATATTAAGAAAACTGAGAGATATATTTATTAATGAAGATGTTGTCTTTATTGGATTATTTTCTAAATCTTTTGTATTTAAATATAAACCAGTAAAACAATCAATTGATTTATCTAATATACCAAATTTTGATGTTATTCATAGTGATCCAGACTCTCTTCTCGAGAAGATTAAAAACAAGTTTCAAGAAGGAGATATTACTATTATTGAATATCCAGAAATCGATAATATCATAAAAAGAAGATACCAAATTAAATATAAAAAAGATACCGTTGCCTATATTTATGAACCGGCTACTTGCAATAATTATAATGAAGTATCTTACAAAAATAAAAAAATTCGTATTGGAACTACAGATACCATATTATCTTATTATTTACTTTTTTTATATTTGGATGATATGAATTATGATGTAGAGCGTTTAATGTGTTTAAGTGATTATCTATTACAAATTCAGAGAGAGAACCGTCTCTCACAAAGATCACCATTAAAAAGATATACTTTACAATGTGTAGGAAAACAAGAAACTACCCTTGAATTAAGACAACAGAGAGAACAACTGTATAATGAAATGAAAGAGAGAAAACAAAAAGTAAGAAAAGATTATGATATGTATTTTTTTACTTATAAACCTAGTTCTGGAAAGAAAAATAAGAAGAATAAAACAAAACGAAAAAGTAATAAAAAAACATCAAAAACCAAAACTCAAAAAGTATAAATATATTATAACATTTTTATAACATATTTATATTAGACTCAAATAATTAATCAATTTGTCAATACCATAATATAAGGAAGCAAATAATAATGATTTTATAAAATAACCCTTTAAAGATAAATTACCATCGGTCAAAAAAATAAATGGTATATATTGTTGTAAAAGTTTATTCATAAATGGTAATTGAAACACAAAATAGAGTATAGATATAATAAATGGAATTTGCATATCATCGTATATACTATCATAAGAGGTATCTTGTTTAGTATATTCTGCATGATTGGGTTCATTCTCAATATAATCGTTTCTCTCTACAGGTACATAATTTGGTTTTGCTTCTTGGTCTTGATGAATACGATTTGTATCCATTGGTATATCACGACTTGGTAATCTTGTATTTGTGTTTGCATTTTCTATACTATTCAGTATCTTATCTATTTGTTCTGGTGGTATATTATTAAAAGAAGAACTCATATCATTCGAATGATGCGTACCTTGTGAAGGCATCGTGTTTTCCATCGTTGGTTGTTTGGAAAACTCATTGGGATTATAAGATACACTCTCCAAACTAGGTTTAGTATCTCGTGTTCTTACATTCATATTAGGTAATTCTTGAATAGGTCTATTTTCTTGATTCATATTCATAGAAGGTAATTCATCTATACTTGTTGCACCGGAAGCCATAATAGTATATATACGAAAATATAAAATTTATTATATTTTTAAACTAATAATTTCATATTGTTGTGTTGTAATTTGATACATCGATATATCATTCACATTTCTATATAATCGTTTTACATTTTCATTATATATATCATCTTCTATACTTCTTGATGCATAACGTTGTTCTTCTATCTCTCTAAAGGATGGTTTTAACTCTTCAGTATAAAAAACAATCGCGTCTTTTATTATAGATGGATTTCTACTACTTAAACCTTGTTCTAACTGATTCTTAAAATTTTGAAGTAACACATAATTCTGTGTTGTCATTTCTTTTATGGATTTCATTCTCTCTTCAGTCATCATTTGTTGATCCATCTTAAAATGATATATATTTTTAGTTTGTAGTAATTCGTTATAATGATCTCGCATTTCTTTAAATTTAGTTAAGATTTCATCTTTATCTTCTTGAATCAAATCATACAACAAAATATGTTTTAATGATATAATCTCAATAATAATTGTTTTAATATTCTTAATGAGTTCTTCTATTGCTTTCCTTCCATCCATCTGTTTCCATCTTCGTATATGTACGTTCAATTCACAAGGTGTATCTTTACTACCACAAACAACTCTATATTCGTCTGGTGTAATCATAAAGTTTGAGCCAACATTTCTTTTACAATAAATACATTTTACTTTCATATTGCTGATTTGTTCTCTCTTCTCTCGTAAAGATAAATTATCTCTTCTTAATATTTTCAATTTTGAACTTTCTATTTTCTTCTCATATTTTTGTTTATTTGAAAAAAATAATTTAATAGCATCTTCATATTGTTCCATATTAATTATATTATATATTTTTATAAAAATTTTTTCATTGACTCCATAAAATAATTATCCATCGGCGGTAAATTTGTAATTGTATTCTTCATTGGATATATTTTCTTCTCTATTTCTTTCTCTTTCTCTTGTTGTATTTTATCAATTAACTCTTGAATATATTTTTCGTTTGTATTCTTTTTTTCACTCTTTTTATTCTTATATCCATAATAGCATATAAGAAATATCATTCCTACAAATAACAAAAATACAATAATATTAAACATTGTATTATAATATGAATATTTCACTTCCTTACATTGTTCTAAAGTCTTATGTATAAAATATTTTGTTCCTGGCTCAATTAATATGGGTTTCATTAAAAATATATATTATTGTTGTAAATAATAATAATTAATTTATACCTAATATATACATATTATGAATGTTTCTTCAACGAGTATCTCTATCTTTATCATTGTTACAATTGCTTATTATGGATTTTTACTTTTTTTACCAAATAATTTACATTTAGCATTACACATCATTTATATATTACTTACAATCACATTTCAAACGATATTTAGTTCTCTCCATTTACGAACAATGTGTGGTTCTGTTCGCATTCGTCCTCTTATTGTATGGTCTATATTACCTTGGTTCTTTATCTTTTTATCAATCAAAGCATTATTAATGCTATTTCCAAGTTGGAAAATGCCATTTTCAAATACATTCGGTTATTTGGTTGTTTCTGCATTAGGTATTAATACAATTATGACTTCATTGTTAAAATCAAAATTTAAAACAGATGATAAGGAGTTAAATAAAGTAATTTCAAATATATTTGAAGACAAATCCTTATTAATCAACCAATTTACACCTACTAATTTTGATACCGCATTGGAGAAAATAAGTAAAATTTTAGATAAATCTAATGAAGACTATGAGGAATTGGTAGAAAAATTACGGTTTAGAGTCCAGATAAAAGATTATGTTTCACAATTTGTTTGGTTATTATTAACAGGATTATTAACTATCTCCATCTCTAATATGGGAATATTATCAAGTGAATGTGTTAAAACACCTGATGAAATAGAACAAGACGTTCTTCAATACGAACAAGAACTAGAAAGACAGAGAGAAGATAAACCTAAAGTATATAAAATCAGAGAATAGATTATCTATATAATTTAGGTATTGCTAAATAATACATTACACTTAAATAACTAATAACAGCAATAAAAATAGCTAATAACCATGCTGGTAATATTGTTTTCTTTTTACTATTTAAACCAAACTCTCTTAATGTATTGTTATTATCATACAAAAAACCAGGTTGTATGAAATGAATCATTGAATAGATTATCATAAATAAAACAATACTTACAGAGAGAAGATGATTTTGGATAAATTTTCTGGATAGCATTTATATAAATATTATATTAAAAAAATATAACATTTACATTAAAATCAGTATCATTGATTTAATCTTGTCTCTTATATTATTTTTTTTAGTATGGATATATATATGTATCGTATAATTATCATTATTATATTATTAACCTTAATTGGATTTAATGTATTCTATTTTATCGGCGATACTACAGAATATGTCGCAGAAAAGACTAAAGAAGTATCTAAAAAGACACTAGAACAAAGTATAGAAGGAACAAAGAAAGTTGCATCCACTACACAAGAAATCTTAGACGATTTAGAAGAAGATATTGAGAGAGAAAGAGAGGGTCCTATTCAAAGAGGAGGAATACAAAAAACAGAATATGAACCGGATACGATAAATAGTGTAATTCAAGAATCCAGAAAAAGTGGTTATTGTTATATAGGAAATGATAACGAAGACCGTCGTGTATGTCTTCGTGTAGGTGTAAATGATGATTGTTTATCCAAGAAAATTTATCCTACAATGGATGTTTGTATTAATCCAAATTTACGACCGTAATCTTCAATTATTGTCCTAAATACCATCGTAGAGAGAAATATGGAGGGTTTACTTTCATTTCATCCGTATTCATTTTCAAGTTCGGTCCTTGTTCGTTTATTCGAATAATCTCACGTATGGAGAGAGAACGGTTATGATATTGAAGATTGGATAAGAATCCTGAATAACCTCCATTCAAATTCACATAAAAGTCCCCATAATTTTGTTTTGGAACACTAGAATAAGTATGTCTTAATGCTATTGTTCCATTAATATATACATCAAGATTGGGTCCATTGCATCTTATCACAAGTGAAATCCATTTATTTAATGGTATATTCCTTACAACAACTTTTTCATTGGAACGCTTAAATGTATTCATATAAATGATAAGATTGTTTGTTTCCTTGTCAATATATACACCAGGTGCATTATTGGGTTTAATTAGTTCAGGGTTCTCTCCACTAACCACATCATTACCTTTATTGAATACATGCTTATACTGTCCGTGCTTATATGTTAAATCATCAATAAATAACCATACAGAGTATGTAAATTCTATACCATACTTTTCATTGTCTGACCTCATTATAGGAATACTATTTTTCAACCTTGGATTTTGAGAAATGACAAGAGGTTTTCTTGCATCTTTCATACCATTTACTAATATAGGACTTCCACTAGGTGTTAAAGCCCAAGAAATAATTTGAGTTCCGATTCTTAAACCCACTACAAATAAAATAATAACTAAAATTAAAAATGCTATTCTTGCTACTAAAGTATTTGTATTTAAAAAATTAGTTGTTGCTCCTACCACCTCTGTTGGGTCATTAAATAATTCAAATGTTGGTTGTTGCGGACGAATAAGTGGGGTATCTGGACTTGGTGTTTGAAACATATATATATAATAAAACAAATTAAATCTTCAAGTTATATCTTTCTTCATTATCCACCATTAGTGAAAATTTCACTCCGTATTTATCCATTAAATTACCAAGGAAAGAACCTCCTCCAAATCCTTCACGGTATATATCATATGCTTGTCGTGGATTAATTGCGTGAGACATATATCTAAACATGGAAGTTTTACCACTAAATCCACCATTTGGAGTAATCAATATATCACTAGATGGATCCGATTTTGGAACTCCTGGTAAAATACAAGTTCTAACTAATTTTCCATCTATATATAAATCTAAAGCACGATTATTTAGTGTTACTATCAAATTGAACCATTTCTGTAAAGGCACATTCTCAAGCAAACAACCATGTGTTTTACTTCTTCTACTTGCATCTTGTGAATATACACGAATATTTACCAATATATTATTCAAGGTTGCATCCAATAAAACAGAAGGATTTGGTTGTCCTTTAGTATCTGTCTTTGCTAAAACTATTTTATCACTTCCATATCTATAATTCCAATCATTAATATATAACCAAATGGAATAAGTATAATCATTGGTTCCTGCTGTTCCTTGTGGTAAATCATCTGCTTTTATAACATCTGACTCCATCGCATTTCGTATTTTATTTATCTGTTTTGAAGAAGTATCACCGAAAAAGTAAGAATAAATTAAGTATATAATTATAACAATTAAAACACCTAATATAATTTGTTGAACGTTCATAATATAATATAAAGTTAGATATTTTATATTACAAATATCTTTAAATTATAAACTTGGTATTCTCTGAGAACTAAATATCCAATAAATGAGTGAGATCTCATAACTAGTTAATCGTCGTGGATAATATACTACATTACATATACCACCTTGTAATCCTTTCACTTCTCCAATATCAATCACACTCATCTCTCCATTATCTATCATATTAATAGATGTTCCAACTAATCTTCCATTCAAGAATATATCCAAACTTCCCTTATCATAATTCAAAACAATATGGTTCCATTTTTGTAACGCAATATTCTTGTTATATATAATTTTCTCTCTATTCCCTTCCATAGATACAATACGAATTCTATTTTGATAAACATTATATTCAATTCGTGGTTTGTTTCCATAGTTTAATATAGATACATATTCTCTCTTATTTTTCAAATAAGGTTGATTATCAATATATACCCAACAAGAGATCGAATAAGAATAATAAGAATTCTTATCTTTTTTATGATACTCTTGGAAATCATTAAAACTTCCAATAGACTGCGATTTATCTAAATATACTGGTTCGTTTAATAATAACTTACTATTCATTGTGTATATCTTTTTTATAATGTAAGGAATCAAATAATATAAAAGCACTAAAATAAACTGACTAATAAGAAGATAGAAATAAAAACGATGTGTATTTTTTATATCTTTCCTTATTGAATTAAATAAATCATAAATACTACATATTAACAAAAACGGTAAGTGAGGAAGTAATGAGAAATAGGTTATTTTACCAGAACTTGACATCTTGGATACATATTGAATCATTGAATACATTACAAATCCAATAAATATCATAGTCAGTGATGCTAAAAACATATATGAAAAACCCTCTCCAAATGCTCTAAAGGACAGTAAATAATAAGTAGAAAATATTGTAATAAATAATACAATTAGAAACACAAAAGCTAATTTTAAAGGTGTTCTCATATTTTTTAATATATCCAGAAAACTTGGGTCTTTAATTGTTGTCATATTTCTTAATGTTCTACTGAATGAGTAATATAATATACTTAGAGAGACAAGAAAGACGATTATTAAATTTAATATGATTGAAAAGGTGGATAATGTCTCTTCATTGGATACATAATAAATATAATATAATATAGTTGTAATTAGAAAACCAACGACACCTATCCCTTTTAATATCACTTGCCAGTGTTCTTTTATCTTATCCATTACAAATAAAATTAAATTACGAAATGTTTCAAGTAGTTTCATAGATATATATCCAACATAAATTATAATTTACCTAAATATGTTTTTTTTCCGTGGCAATTACGACAAAGAGCAACTAAATTGGAAACATCATTCGTTCCACCGTCTTGTAATTCTGTAATGTGGTCTATCTCATATGTATGATCTAATATTTGATTACAATGACGACATTTCCATTGTTGTTGTGATGCAACATATTTTTTTTTACTATTACTTACACAACGATTCGAAGTATGGGATGGTCTAAAAGAAGGTGATGGATTCGGATTTATCACTTGTTGTTTTTTATCAACCAATATATTATTTCTTGTATAATCAATAACAGGTGTAATTAAGTCGCCTACATTTTTATCAATCGGCATATATTTTATATAATCATTTGCGTGAAATAAAAGAGATTTACAATGTGTTGGATTTTTTCTTAATGCAAATAGAATTCCAAAACCAACTGCTCCATAAATAAATATTTTTGCATATTTCACATTTAACTTTATCATATCAATATATTTACCATCATGATAAGCATTATACATCAAAAAAATAGTAGTTGATAAAATCAAGAGTTCAAGTTTCATATATATATTGGATTAAATTTTTTTGTAATAATCAGTATAATATAATATAAAACCTATCATAGCTATGAAAATACATACTACAATAAAAAATACTTTTTTCTTAAACTTATATGTTTTATATTCAATTGTTTCTTTAGGTTTATAATGATTGTAATACTGCCGTATGCTTTCTTGAAAATTTATTTTCGGTTTATCTAAGTCTTCATTTATTTTATTGTGTAGAAAATGGACCCATCTCATAAATTGTATTCTAGAATCAAGATAAGAAGAAACTGGATACTTCTCTAAATATGTAATAAATTTATCACCTAATTTTATACTTGGTATAAACAACGGCATATTCTGTATAAGCTCGTAATACTTCTTTTTTGTTGCTTCATTGGGTGTTAATGGATATGTAATCGCAATAGTATGAAGAAAAAACCAATAATGCTTTCCCCATACATTTGGGTCTAATTCTTTTTCCATTTATTATAAAATGATATAAAAACAACCATAATTAAACATATAATTATGAATAAAAAATATAATTTTAAGCTATTTACAAGTTGCAATAATTGTGGAAAAAGGGGTCATACTCATTATCAGTGCAATGATCCAATTATAAGTTCAGGGATTATATGTTATCGTGAAAAAGATGGTATAAGAGAGTATTTAATGATAAGGCGTAAAGATACTTTAGGATATGTAGATTTTATACGTGGAAAGTATCAACTACATAACAATTTATATTTACACAACATTTTTAATGAGATGACACAAGAGGAAAAAGAACGAATCAAACAACATAATTTTAATGAATTATGGAATATATTATGGGGTTCAAATTTTCGTAATAAACATAAAAATGAATATTTTTCATCAGAAAAAAAATTTTTACTTTTAAAAAATAATAAATATATAACTGATACAATGAATAGTTTAGATGAATTATTAGAAAAAACAACAACATGGAAAGAACAAGAATGGGGATTTCCAAAAGGTAGAAAAAATCCAAATGAGAGTGATATAGATACTGCACTTCGTGAATTTACTGAAGAAACAGGATACAACAAACAGGATATTCGTGTTATAATGAATATGAAACCGTATGAGGAAATATTTACTGGTTCAAACTTTAAGTGTTATATTCATAAATATTATATAGCTAAATTAGTAAATAATACATATGACTTAAATAAATTTCAAAAAAGTGAAGTCAGTGATATAAAATGGTTTAATTATGAGGATTGTATTTCTAAAATTCGTGAGTATAATATAGAACGTATTGATATATTAAAAAATGTGGATGATGTATTAAATAATTATATGATTTTATAGATAAATATAATTATAAATATATTATATATAATTATATAAGTATGAGTGTTGATTTTGATAAAATGAGTGCAAGTAATATACGAGAATATTTGGAAAATTTGACTAGTCATTTTGAGGATGATTTAAAAAAGTTTAATGAGTTCTTATTAAAAAAAGAAGAGTTAGAAGAAATAGATATGAGAGAGAATGATAAGTTTAAATATTTATATCCACATCATTTAAATCCGCGTTTTAATCTTCGTATTGCAAATAAGAAAGAATTTCAGGATTTGAAATATCCGAAAGAAAAGAGAAATGTTGAAAAGGTAAGCAACCAATTATGCAATGCAGAATTTGAATTATCGCCTCATCAAATTTTTGTTCGTAATTTTTTATCTTCTTATACACCTTATAATACATTATTATTATATCACGGCTTAGGAACAGGAAAAACTTGTTCTGCAATATCGGTATGTGAAGAGTACCGAGAGTATATGAATCAATCCGGTATAGATAAAAGAATTATTATTGTTGCGTCTCCAAACGTTCAAGAGAATTTCAAACTTCAATTGTTTGACCCTTCACGACTTAAATTAATTAATGGAATGTGGAATATTCATACTTGCACTGGAAATAAATTTATAAAAGAAATTAACCCAATGAATATGGCCGGACTGAAAAAAAATGCAATCATAAGACAAATCAAAACAATTATACGACAACATTACTTATTTATGGGATATGAGATGTTTGCAAATTATATTGAACGGATTATGAATAAATACACATCAAAAGATGATAGCAAAGAAACAGAAATTACAAAAAAGAAACGAGCACTTGATAGAGAATTCTCAAATCGTCTCATTGTCATTGATGAAGTTCATAATATTATACCAGATACTGTATCAGACCGTGATGATAGCTCTCAAAGCAAAGAAACTAAAAAAATATCAAAAAATATAATGAAAATGGTAAAAAATAGTGAGAATGTTAAAATGCTTTTATTATCTGCTACTCCAATGTTTAATAGTTATCGTGAGATTATATGGTTAATAAATTTAATGAATACGAATGATAATCGTCCTACAATTAAAAAAAGTGATATATTTGATAAAAGAGGTAATTTCAAGATCATTAACAATCGCGAATATGGAAAAGAATTATTCATTCGTAAAACAAGAGGTTATATTTCGTTTGTACGAAGTGAAAACCCATATACTTTTCCATATCGTATTTATCCTAAAATGTTTGATGTTAAACATAGTATATTATCGGATGATTACACCTATCCAGAACGACAAATTAATAATGTAAATATAATTCAAGGAATTGAATTTACCGATTTGTTTTTGAATTCAATTGGAAATTATCAACGCTATGGATATTCTGCAATTATAGATAAATTAAATAAGAATTTTCCAAATGTAGAACAAATCGAAAGTGGTGGTATGGGATGGATTCAAACCGAACCTGCACTTCAAGCACTAAATTTCATATATCCACATAAAGATATTGGCCGGTATAAATATCTAGTAGAACAAAACGAAATTAATGATGATTTTATTGTTTCACTTAATCCACGAAATTATATTGGTATTAAAGGATTAAAAAATTGTATGAATTATAAAAATAAATCTAATTTTGAATATAAGGAAGAAATAAGAGAGAAATATGGAGAATTCTTCTCTCCAGAACATATTGTTCAATACTCTGCAAAAATTCATTCTATTATGAATAAGATTTTATCATCAAAAGGCGTTGTCTTAATTTATTCTCAATATATTGATGGTGGTTGTGTTCCAGTAGCTCTTGCTCTAGAACATATTGGAATTACACGATATGGAAATAAAAACTTGTTTAAAACAAAAAGAACAGATAATATAGATGCATTAACATTAACTAGTGATAATGTAAAACACCCTGCTAAATATATAATGATTACAGGAGATACATTACTTTCACCAGATAATAATAATGAACTAAAAGCAGTAACCTCTCTAGATAATGTAGATGGTAAGAATGTGAAAGTAGTCATTATTAGTAAGGCAGGTTCAGAAGGGATTGATTTTAAATTTATTCGTCAAGTTCATGTTTTAGACCCTTGGTATAATTTAAGTCGTGAAGAACAGATTATTGGTCGTGCTGTTCGTTATTGTAGTCATAAAGATTTACCATTTTCAGAAAGAAATGTTGAAATTTATCTTCATACTACAAGACAAGTGAATGAGAGAGAAGCAATAGATATGTATATTTATCGTATTGCAGAGAGAAAGGCAATCAAAATTGGTGTTGTATCTAGACTCATGAAAGAAAATGCAGTTGATTGTATTTTAAACAAGAATTTAAACCAATTACCTGTAGATAAAATAAATGAAGATGTTGAACTTACCTTATCTAGTAATAAAACAATAACATTTTCTGTTGGAGATAAACCGAAAACACACTTGTGTGATTATCTTGACCGTTGTAAATATAAATGTATGCCTCGTGGTTTAGAACTTGATATGGATACTTTGGATATGAATACTTATAACGAAGATTTTATAAAAATTAATGTAGATAAAATAATATTAAAAATAAAAAGACTATTCAGAGAGAGTTTTGTCTATGATAAAGAAAACTTGATAAGAGAACTATCTAAAATACGTAATTATCCTCTTATTCAAATCAATACTGCATTAGATAAACTTGTGAATGACCCTTATGAATACGTTTCGGATACATTCGGTAGAATAGGACGTGTAGTGAATGTAGATACATATTACCTATTTCAACCCATAGAAATTACAGATAAAAGAATAACACGATATAGTAGAAGTGTTCCTATTGATTACAAGAGAGAAAAAATGAATATCTCTCTACCAGAACAAATTAAAGAACATATTGTTTCTCATAAACCAAAAGCTAAGAAAAAGATTATATTAAAGTTAATGGAAGAGAGAGAAGATATTGTCGATTCTATTACAACAAGTGGAATAAATACGGTTAGAGAAATGAAGAAACAATTGGACGTTGTGAATGAAACAGAAGAAATTCAACGAGGCGATTTAGATTGGTTTAAACATACATCTCTTGCTATACATAATATTTTAGAAAACTTAAATCCAGAAAATATTACACGTAATAAGTTGCTTGATTATGTTTTATATCATATGATTGACTCTTTAACATTTGATAAGAAAAGGACACTGATTGAATATGTATTGAATAAAACACCTGATAATTTCGAGAAAAAAATTAAAAAATATATAGAGAGAGAACTTCTTATCAAAAATCAAGATTTACGAGCATATTTATTATATGATGAAAAAAAACAAGTTCTATTAAAAGAAGAAAGAAGGAAGAAAAAAATCGTATTAATTGAAGTAGAACCTACAGAAAGAATTAATTTACAAAATATTATAAATAAAAAGAAAAAATATACTATTGAGGATTATAGCGAAATTGTTGGATTTATGGATTATATCAAGGGATCGATTGTCTTTAAAGTCAAAGATATGAAACGAAAAAGACATACTGGTGCAAGATGCGACCAAGCAGGTAAATCGGCTAATATTACACTATTAAATCGTATTTTATCCTTAGATGATACCATTAATTTTACATACACTACAACAAATACAAAAGAACTTAGATTACCTGCATTGTGTAGTATTCAGGAGTTATTATTGAGACATTATAATTATCAAAATACAAATGATAACACTTGGTTTTTAACACTGGAATCTGCTATGTTAAATGATATACAAAGTATAAAAATATCATAGCATAGAAATTTATACTATATTATTATAAAATTGAATAATAAAAAGAATATGTCTATAGTGTATATAAAAAAATGGAAACTACACAGGTGGATCCAAGAATTGATAATATAGTGAATATCAGATTCCCAAAAGATGAAAATGAAATTCATAAATTAAAAAAAATATTTCCTGTTCCATATCTTGGTTCAGGTGTTCGTGTCCCAAATGATGACCCTTACTATCAAATCTCTATTGATGAAGAAGGATTATTCTACGCTACACCTCGTGCAATTGTAAATGAAATAATGGATGTAATGTTTGAAAAATTAAGAAAAATACAATTTGTTGGAATCTCCGAAAGTATCCATATGATTGATGGAACAGGTGGTCTTGGAGGAGATACAATTAATATGGCATTCCATGAAAGAATTGAAAAAGTTCATTCTATTGAATTGGATTTATCGAGATATACTGCTTTAGCAAAGAATGTGGATTTATACAATTTAAGTGATAAAATTCAGTTGTATAACACCAGTATAATTGATTGGATTACAGATGAAGAACATAAAACAATGATAAAAGATACCCCCATTTATTTAGATTTACCTTGGGGTGGTATTGATTATAAAAAGTCAAAAATGATTGATGATATATTCATTATACATAATGGTTCAAGAATGTATTTAAGACCGATTATAACAAATTATTTAAATAAATCACCTTTCATTATCTTAAAATTACCAAACAATTATGATTTTATTCAATTACAAGAATTATCCAATGAAGAAGGTTTTATTTATGAGAAAAAGAGGCATCCATCTATGACTCATGTATTCATGTATAAAAGTAAAGACTATATTTTAAAAAACAGAATACCAACAGAATTAAAAGAAAAAGAAACAGAGAAAGAAAGTAGTTTGGCTGGTACAGGTTTATACATGCTTTCAATCTTATCAAGAAAAGTGAAAGTTCCATTTGAACTTGTAGGAGGAAATGTTCGTGAAATATTACAAAAAAAACTTGCAGTTCAGAATGAGGGAAAATGTAGTGTAGAAGGTTATATAAAAAATAATTCTATTCGTATTATAAGATATTCATCTGGTTATTTAGAAAATAATTATGTTGTATTTGATGTTGTATTTGAGTGTTTAGTGTGTAATCCAGTGGAAGGAATGAAGATAAAAGTGAAAGTAGTAAATATTACGAAGGCTGGAATACGATGTGTAAGCACTGAGGATATATCACCGATTGATGTATTTGTTGCAAGAGACCATAATTTTAAACATCATGAATACAATAAAGTCAAAGTTGATGATGTTATTCTTGTCAAGGTTATCGGTCAACGATTTGAAATTCAAGATGAATCTATATCTGTTTTATCCAAGTTGATTGGTATTAAACATATAAGAAAAAGAAAATTAAAGATAAAAGAATAATTACAACAATGAATGATACAGAATATTATGAAAATTTAAAAGTATTGAGAGATGATATTGATAACTTGGATAAAACAAAACATATTGAATTATTTAAACTTATCAAGAAATATAATATTCAATACTCCTCTAATAAAAATGGTATTTTTATTAATTTATCATTTATAGAAAAGGAATTTATTGAAAAAATAAAAGAGTTTGTTGATCTTATTAAGGAACAAGATTCATACATTAATAAAATAGAAGATGAAAAGAATAAAATGAAAAATAAATTTTTTACAAAGAACCAAGTATAACTACTATTAAATATATTTAAAGTTTGATGCAATATTATATATATTATGCAACAATATAACAAGCTGTTTATCGAAAGGATTCTATTTAATAATATAGATTATGATATGTTATTAAATAAACATAGTTTAACACGAGAGAATTATAACTGTTTCTTCTTAAAAAATAGTAAAGAACCAGTATTAAGTAAAGAACCAAGAGAGAATAATCGTATGAAAAAAAAACAAAAGTTTCTAACTAAACTACGAAATAAGATTGAAGAAGGTAAAGAG